GATCATGTCGGCCTCCTTCGGGGCGGGCGGGGTCGGGGTGGGGGTGGGGCCGGCGAAGGCGGCGGCGAGAATGTCGGTGCGCTGCGGTTTGCGGAGATCGCCGGGGCAGCCGACATGGCCGCCCCAGGCCTGGCCGCCCATGCCGTGCCAGCCCAGGCCGGGCTGGCCGGGCGCCTCGGCCAGCCGGTTGGGCCAGCCGAACGTGGCCGCCCCCCAGGCGTACAGCTCGCCGAGCATGCCGACCTGGGCGGCCGTCAACGCCTCGGTGTGGTAGCCCTCGGACTCGACGGACTGGTAGGTCGAGTTGCCGGAGCCTTGCGCCCAGGCGCACACGGTGGCGTCGACGTACTGCTCGAGCACCCCCGTTTTCGACACCCAGTACGTCGACGAGGCGCCGCTAGCGGGGTTGTTGAACCAGCCGGCCAGGCTGTTGTTGCCCTCCTGGACGTGCAGGACCAGGCCCAGCTGGGCGGACATGGGGCCGCCGTGGTTGGCGACCGGTTTCCAGGCCGCCAGCGGGCAGGTGGTCATGCCGCCCCGGGCCGGTCGGGGTGGGGCTGCTCGGCCACGTCGGGCTCGTCGGGATGCTCGCCGGCCGGCCGATCGCCGCCCCGGGCGTCGTCGTCGTTGTTCTGGTCGGCGTTGTCGCCGTCGGTGCCGTCAGGGTTTTGGACGTCGGTCACGGGGTTGCTCCTTTGGGGGTGCCGTCGGCGTTGAAATACAGGCCGGCCACGACCGGCCACATGGCCTGGGTCAGCGATAGCAGGTCGGCGTCGGTGACCTTGGCCTGGTCGACGGTGCCGTCGCCGTTGTCGGCCTTGTCGCCGATGCCGGGCCCCGCCGCGGCCATACGGGTGAAAGCCAGGTAGATGTCGCCGCGGCCGGCCAGGCAGGCGTTGGCGACGGCCACATATCCGGGCCGCTGGTCGTCCTTGAACGTTTCGGCCTGCTGCACGGTGGCCGCCCGGGACCGGCCGGCGAATACGGCATCGTTGGTTAGCTGGTCGATGGATAGATAGCTCACAGTGTCCTCCCTACTGGCTGCCGATGTCCTCGAGGAGCAGCGAGCCGCTGTTCACCGGGACCGACAGGGTGCCGGCGCTGGTCAGCCCGGACAGGGTGAAGGTGACCGCCGCGGTGGCGGTGGCCACGAACGACCCGACATAACTGCCGGTGGCCCACTGGGCCGCGGGCAGCCCGGCGAACGAGGTGACCCGGGCGCTGACATAGCTGGCCGAGTCGGCGATCAGGAAGTAGCCGTTGCCGGCCGCGGTCTGCTGGTTGCCGTTGGCGTACACGTTCAGCCGGTAGCGGCGGGCGGCGATCACGTTGGCGGCCATGGTCATGACGGTGGTGAGGGTGGCGCCGCAGGACACCGTCGAGGCGGGGCCGAGGGCCGAGTTGACCCAGCCGCGGGGGTTGCTGCCGGCCCCGGAGGCGGGCGGCAGGGACAGGCCGCCGGGGCGGGTGTCGAAGATGTTCCCGGCGACCAGGGCGGCCGAGCCGCCGGTTATGCGCACCTGCGCCACTTGCACGGCACCCGCCGGCGTGGCCGGCGGCGCCTCGCTACCCGCGGTCGCCGGGGCGCCCTGGACCGACGTCCATATCCAGTCGTTGTTGGCGCCGCCGTCCAAATCGGTGCCTCTCGGCTGGCAGATGACCAGGTCGATGCGGTTCTGGCCGGACGGCGGGGCGGCGGGGATGACGATCTGCTCGACCGCGTCGGAGGTGCACAAGGTGGCGCCGGTGTTGTTCTGGGACGGCACCGCGACCTGGCCGGCGGCGATGTTCAAGGTCATACCCGTGCTGACGGTCACCGCGCACCCGGAGGTGGCCGGGGCCGGCCACAGGGCGCCGATCAGCCGGCGGTCCTGGGAGGCGGCGTATGAGCCGGACTGCAACCATTGCGGGGTGAAACGGGTCATCAGGTCATCTCCGGGTCAGGGCCGAAATATCTTTGACCGGGCCTTTAAGCAGCTGGGGCAGAGTGACGGCGGGGCGGCCGACCGTCAACGTCACATCCTCCTGGCCGTCGTCGCCGATATCGAAGGCGATGCCGAGCACCCGGACGGAGGTATTGACGTTGAGGCGGCCGGCCTGCACCACCAGACTGCAAACGTCGCCCATATTCGGGTTCCCGAACGAGTAGGCGCCGGGCCGCAGACCGAGACTGTAGGTCGGGGTGATCATCCCGTTCAGGGCCAGGTCGCCGGCGGCCTTGTCGTTCAACGTGGACTGCACGGTGACATCGGAAGCATCGTCGTGGCCCATCCACAGGCCGACCGGGATGCGGGTGACGTCGTTGGCGTCGACACTGTAAGCCTCGGCGAACAGCTGCGGGGCGGCCGGGTCCGACGAGCCGTTGTTGCCGATGACCCGCCAGTAGTTGGCGTAGTCGGCGCTGTTCACAGTGCGGGTCACCGTCGACACCGTCGAGCCGTACACGAGGGCCGGGCTGCTGCGGGTGACGCCCTGGTAGGGGTAGAAGACCCGCAAGGTGTCAACGGTCGGGCTGCCGCCGGCGGCGCCGATGGGTAGCACATCGAAATCAAAACCGTTGATCACCGCGGCCAGGTCAGTCAGGGACTGGCCGATCTCGGTGGACGGCAGGTAGGTGCGGTCCCGTAGTTGCCCGGATTTGGCGGCCCGGGAGGTGCCGTCCGGGTTGACCAGCAGCCAGGTCAGCGGCAGATAGGAGCCGGGCGCGAAACTGGTCGTCCCCGCCGAGGAGGTCACATTCGACGCCCGGGCCAGAAAGTCGACGACGATGTCGTCCTGGTCGCGTTGGGTGACGGTGTAGTTGGCGGTGAAGATGCGGCGGGCCAGCATGGCGTCGTAGGACTGGCAGGTGAAGTTGACCGAATGGTCCTGCTCGGACAGCTGGTCCTCGGATTGGGCGACGATCCCCCGGAACATGACCATGTCGGCGCCGGTCTGGGAATCCCAGCGCTGGGCCAGCACGTCGGTCTGCAGTTCGACCACGGCGGCGGCGGCGTCGTCGCGGCCGTCGACGGTGAAGGTCAGTTTCGCCGGCTGGTTCCAGGTCAGCTCGAGCCGGCGGGACCGGGCTCTTGCCAGCTCGGCCAGCCCGGCGATCCCCCACGCCTGCGCCGTGAATTGGCGGGCCAGGAGCAGCAGCCGCCATTGGCCCCGCCCGGGCGGCGTCGGGAAGGTGCCCGGCGCGGCGGCCGCCTGCACCGCCGGCGGTGCCGTCCCGTTCGGCGCCCGCCCGGCCGGCCAGGTCACGACAGCCAGCCTTCCTGCCAGGAGGCCACCACCTGGGTGATCCCGGTGGTGGAGGTGCCGTTCAGGAAGATGGTGGCGTTACCGGGCGCCGGGCCGATGGCGGTGAACCGGGTGGCCTGCCAGTCGATCTGGGCCTGGACTGACGTGCCGTCCGACAGGGTGGCGGTTTTGTTGGCCGAGTCGATGTCGACCCACTGGCCGGACCCGATCGTGAAGGTGGCCAGGAAGGTCATGTTCGTGGTCACCGTGTTGGTGCCGTCGAAGGCCCGGACCTGCACGTTCGGTTTGGTGATCGGCCCGTAGATCCGGTACACCGGTTTTACTGCGACATCGCCGGTGGGGGCGATCACCCCCGACGTCGGGGCGGCCGACCCGGGCGGGTAGATCCGGTTGAAGGTCAGGTTGTACTGGCGGCCGGGCGGGGTCGACGAGCCGGCCCAGGCGGTGGCGGTGCGGGTCACACCGTCGCGGGCGATGGGGTCGGCCGCCACCCACTGCAAGGTGATGTCGCGCTGGTAGGGGCCGGCGATCGGCCAGGCGTAGGCGGAGGCCCGCAACGTCAACGTCCGTTCCGGGGCGCCGGGCCGGTCCAGCACGTAGTGCAAAACGGGGCGGGCGGCCGGGCTCATGAACGGGGCGAAGTTGTCGGCCACATCGTCGATGCGGGCGCCGGCGCCGGCCAGGGCCACGATGTCGGCCGACACCACCCGCGACCCGAAATAGCGGGTGCGGTCGTCGACGCCGTCCTGGTCGGGCCGGTTCTGGACCACCTCCCGCACGGCCGGGAACCCCAAATCCAGGCTGGTGCAGAAATAGCCTTTGGTCGGGTCCTCGAGCAGCAGGCTGGTCGACCCGAGGACCAGCCAGGCCGAACGCACACAGGCCGCGGCCATCAGATTCTCGCCGTCTGCACGTACCAGGCCGCCTTGCGCATAAACGCCTCCAGGTCGGCGTCGTCGGCGAAAGTGGCGTTGTTGATGACCACGGCCGGGCCGCGCGGCACCTTGTCGATCGGGGAGATGACCTCGCCGGCATGGGCCATCACGATGCCGGTGGCGGTGATCAGCCCGCCCTGGGCCAGGTGCGGGATTTGGGGGACGCCGATGGTGTTCCCGCCGAGATGGACCGGCCCCAGGTTGATCGACGGCAGCTTGAAGTGCAGGCCGTTCCAGATGTCGATCACGGCGTTGATGGCCCCCCGGAAGGCGGACACGATCCCGCCCCACATGCCGGACGCGACGCGGGCGATCTGGCCCGGGATGCCCGTCAGCCACGACCAGATGCGGGAGCCCATCCCGACCAGGGCGCCGACCATGGCGTTAAAGGCGTCGGTCACGCCGTGCCACATGCCGGCGGCGATGCGGGCGATGGTGCCGCCCAGCCCGCTGAACCAGCCGAGCAGGCCGCCCCAGGCCCGGACGATCCAGCTGATGGCGGCGCTAATGGGGGCGGTGATGAACGAGTAGACGGTCTGCCAGGTGGTGGCCAGCCAGTTCCACACCGCCTTGAAGGCGTTAATGATGGCGTCCCGGTTTTTGATGATGGCCAGCACGGCCAGGCCGATGGGGCCGGTGATGATGGCCAGAAGCAGCGGCCAGTTAGTGCGGATCCAGTTCCACACCGCCTTCACGCCGTCCCAGATGGCCTTCCAGTGTTTGGCGATAAGGCCGGCGGCGATACCGATCGGGCCGAGCAGAATGGCGAGCAGCAGCGGCCAGTTGTTTTTGATCCAATCCCACACCACCTTGACCGCGTCTTTGATCCAACCCCAGATTTTGTCCCAGTTCTTCCAGAGCAGATAGCCGATGGCGATCAGGGCCAGGACGGCGAGCACGACCAGTCCGATACCGGAGGCGCCGGCCAGCAGGCTCGACGCTCCCTGGGCGGCCTCCTCGGCCTTCTGGACGTCCTTGACCGCTTTGGCCGCGTCCTCGACCGGCTTCCGGAATGTTTTCATGATGCCCTGGGTGGCGGTGAAGGCCCCGCCGAGCCCGGCCATCAAACCGCCGGCGGTGGTGATGGCCGGCCCGTACTTCTGGCCGAAGGCGGCGGCGACATCCTCGACGTGGGCTTTGATGGCCGAGATGTGGCCGCCGAAGGTGTCGGCCGCGGCGGAGGCCTGGCCGTGCAGTTTCCCGGCCAGGGTGGTGATGGCCGAGCCCTGCTGGTTGCTGGCGTTCTTAGCGGCCAGCTGGGCGTCGTTCAGTTTCTTGTGGGCGTCGACGGCCTTGGCCGTGGCCGTGCGCACGCCCTCCTGGGCGTTGCGCAACTGGATGGCCTGCCCGACGGTCAGATGTTTGCGGCCGGCGTCGACCAGCTCGATATCGGCCAGGGTGCGTTTGGCGTGGGCCAGGTTGGCGTCGGCGCTGGTCGCCTGCGTTGTCGCCGTCTTCAGCGCGGTCTGCGCCGAGCCGGCCTTGGCCACCTGGATCCCGAATTCCTTCAGGACTTTGGTGTTGCCGTTGTAGGCCTTGCCGAGCTTGCCGGCGGCGTCCTCCAGGCTGATGTGTTTCGCCGCGGCCAGATCGGAGGCGGTGCCCAGGTATTGCAACGCTTTGGCCGGGTCGTTGGTGGCCTGGGTCAGTATCCGCAGGGCGTCCTGGGTTTGGTTGGCGGTGTGCCCGAACTTCTCCTGCTTGCCGATCGCCGACTCGACCTGTTTCTCGTAGTCGTCGTAGCTTTTGCCGGTGGCCTCGACCGCGGCCTGCAGCTGCTGGTGGGCGGCCTGGTCTTTCGAGCCCAGGGCGGACAGGCCGACGCCGACGCCGGCCAGGGCCCCGCCGATGCCCATCATGGCCGGGCCGATGTCCTTGATGTGGCCGTGGAGTTTGTCGACGGCGCTGTCGATCTGGTCGAGGGCGTCGCCGAACGGGCCGAGGATCCCGGTCTGGTTCAGCGCCGACAGCATCCCAGAGAAGGCCTCGTGCATGCCCTTGGCCGCGGAGGAGCCTTTGCTTTCGGCGTCCTTGAACGACGACGAAAGTTTCGACAGGTCGCCCAGGATGCGGACGACGACGGTCGGGCCGGCCACGACCTACCGCCGGGGTAGCTGCGCTGTCGTCTTCTGGATGGCGGCCGCCTCGGCCTGCATTCGCCGCACCATCGCCGCCCACATCTCGTCGGGCAGGTCGTCGATCTGGTCGGGGCTCATGTGGTAGTAGGCACAGAAGGCGGCCAGGGCGTCGGCGACTTGCCGTTGGTAGGGTCCGGCTCGGTTATGGCCACCTCGACGTCGTAGGCGTGCATCCACAGCGACGTCGGATCCCGGCGGGGGTAGTCGCGCAGCAAAACCCGGAAGGCGAGCATGCGGGGCGGCTGGTTCTCGATCAGCTCGCCGAACTTCTGGTCCGGTTCCAGGCGGGCCAGCATGTCGATGACCCGCTGCGACGGCAGCCGGGCGATAAAGGCCTGGGAGGCGTATACGGTGTCGGGCAGCGGGCCCAGCTCGTCGGAGTCGTTGTCAGTCATGTACGGCCTCCGGGGTCGATCCCGGGTTGGTCCAGGCCAGGCTGTTTAGGCCCCGCTGCAGGGCGTCCTCGTAGGCGCGGGCGGTCTGGGCGGCCCGGCCCCGCGCCGCCGGGAACAGGAACCGGCCGGCCGACACGAACTGGCGGGTCGAGGCGTGCGGCCGGCGGCGGGTGCCGCCGAACTCGATCCAGCCGGCGTACGCCAATTTCCCTTTCCGGCCGGCCCGGATGGCGGCGCCGGTCCTCGACGCCGTCACCCGAATGTCGGCGGCCAGGCTGACACCGTCGGGGTTGGCCCGCCCCGAGTCGTGGGGGACCGCGGCGCGGGCCGCGGCCGCCACCGGCTGGGCGACCTGCCGGCCGGCCTGCTGCATCACCTTGACCAGCTCGCCCGCCCGGGGGTCGGCCGCCTTCGCCAGGTCGCGCATCACCGCCCGCAGGCCGACGACCTCGACGACCGGGCCGGCCGCCATCAGGCCTTCCCGGCGGCCCAGGCGGTACCGGACCAGTGGGCGGCCAGCAGGTCGGCGGTGATCACATACTGGCCGGTGGTCCAGGCCGTGGTCGGCGAGGCGGTGATCCCGGTCAGGGCGGCCAGGTTGGCCGGGGTGGTAGCCCCCGACGGCGAGAAAAAACCGGGCGACCCGGCCGTGGCCCCGGTGGCCGCCACCGCCCCGGTGTCGACATTCGGGGCCGCGGTCAGGTTCCAGTCGATCTGCACCTGGGAGGCGGCGCCGGCGTCGCCGGTGATGATGTCGAACGGCTGCGGGATGGCCATCCCCGAGATGATCGGATTGTTGGCGGCGGCCACCCGCGACGAGTACGGGCGGGCCTTGAAGTTCACCGGCGTGCCCGAGGCGTTGTAGGCGGCCAAAGCGGCGTTCAACGTGGCGTAGGTGGCGCCCACATCAAACGACTGGTAGAACGTCACCCGCAGATGCCATTTGGTCACACCGGGATAGTCGGTCTCGGCGCAAAACGACGTTACGGTGACCGGTTTATTTTCCGGTGAAACCTCCAGATGCTGGACCAGGCAGCGCAGGTTGACGCCGCCCAGCTCGAAATAGGCGTCGTTGAGGATCAGCGGGGTCGCCGCCGGCGGCGGCGGATCGCCGGCCGCCTGCGGTTCGGCCACGTCTTGTTCGATCACGGACATTGGTTTTCCCTCACATTCGGATGGTCAGCACTAGCTCGGCCTGCAGGATGTCGATGCCGGCGACGGTCATGTTCCGCCAGTTGCGCTGCAGGGCCGGCACGCAGGACTGGACGGCCCCGCCGAGCATCGGGTCGGCCAGGCCGGCGCGCACGTCGGCCAGCAGCGAGTCGACGACGTCCTCGCCGTCGGCCGGGCCGACACAGAGGACCGGCAGCGACGCCTCGTCGACCCCGAACGCCGACATCGCGTACAGCACCTCGTCGGGCCGGCCGACCACCACCGCCGGCGGGTTGATCGTCTGCGGCGGCCTCGAATACACGAACACTGTTTCGCCCAGGGCGGCGGCCACGGCGGCGACGATGGCGGCGGTGGCCGCGGTGCGGTTCCAGGTCACCCGAACACCAGCGGGCCGCAGGTGTCGTAGAGCATGCGCACGTCGGGGTCGACGGCCCCGACGCGCACGCCGCCCATGTCACCCCAGGAGATGGTGCCGTCGATCGAGTCCCGGCGGCGGTACAGGCGGGCGGCGTGGATCAGGCAGGCCTGGTGGGCGGCGTCGGGCAGGCTGCCGTCGTCGAAAGGCGGGACCGGATATTTGTAGTTGAGGCGGCGGTTCCCGTAGTCGACGGCGGCGGCCAGGGCGGTGGTGATCAGGCCGTCCTCGGTCGGGTCGGGCTGCAGGCGCAGCATCGACCGCACCTCCTGCATCTTCGGCCAGTAGGCCACGACTACGGGAACCCTTCGCCCTCTAGGCGGCCGGGGTGTCGGCGGCGGCCTCGGCCATGGTCGGCAGGGTGCCCACGATGGTGGCCGGGATGAACCCCGTGCCGGCCATAGTCCCGTAGGCCACGTAGCCGCCGTAGGCGACAGTGACACCCAGGATCGACGGTTCCACCACCGACAGCAGGCCGATCACCTCCTCGTACACCTCGTACAGCTGCGAATTGCCGACGATCAGCGTCCCCGCCGCGAAGGTCGGGACCACGATGCGGGGCAAGCCCAGAATGTCGCCCCGGAACGACGCCAGGCTCGAGCCGCCGATATCGAACGAATCCATGGCCGGCTCGACCGCCCCGACCGACGAATCGGGGGGCAGCACCACCCGCTGGGCGTCGACCAGAGCGCCCAGCGACGCCCACACGTCCAGCGAGCACCACACCCGGTCCGGCATGCGCTGCGCCGCCTGGTAGGAGTGCATGGCCATCTGGTACAGGCCGGTCGTCCACTGGGCCAGCGTGATCGCCGTCGCCGCGGTGCCGATCGACACCGCCGTCCCCGTCGCCTTGGCCTTGAAGTCGGCGGCGATGGCCGTCTCGGTCTGGATGGCGTACACGTCGGCCAGGTCGCGGACCAGAATGTCCCAGGCCGCCGGCGACGTCCAGTCGATGTCCTGGCGGGAGATGTCGACCGTGCCGCCGTAAGTGGATTTGGCGAACGACACCGGCGTGATGGTCATCTTCTGGGAGGGCAGCTGCGTCTTCTCGCCGGCCTGGACGCCGACGGTGGTGTGCTGGGTGATCTTCGGGCGGGTGAACGTGGTGCCGGGGATGCCGCCCAGGCCGCGGGCGCCGCCCAGGCTGGTGATCAGCGGCCGGTTGGCGTCGATCAGCGAGACGACGCCGCCGACGATCGGGGTGGGCAGAATGCCGGGCGTGTCCGCGGTGGTCTGGTTGGCCACCACCCGGGCCTGCTGCACCCGGGCCGCGGCGCCCGGGTCGACCACGCCGCGTTCCATGATCCCGTGGGCCCGCAGATAGTCGACCAGGAAGGCGCCGGCGCTGCGGTACACGGGGGCCCGGTCGCCGCCGTCGGCCCGGCGGGGCCCGGCCGGCACGATCTCGGGGCGGATGGCGGCGGAGGTGTCGGCGTGCGCGGCCCGCATGTCCTCGAAGGCCTGCAGCGGGGTGATCTGGGCGTCCAGCTCGGCGATCCGGCCGCGGGCCGCCTCCAGCAGGCCCCGCTCGGCGTCGACCAGGTCCCGGTCGACGACCTGGCCGAGAATGGCGTCCATCGACGCCACCTGCTCGGCCCGCTGCTCGCGCAGCCGTTCCAGCACAGCGTTCATTGTTCAAACCTCTTCGGGTCGGGAGTTATCGGGCGAGGCGGGATGCTGTCGCCTGGACTGTCCCGATCGGTGGGCCTCGCAGGTGGGCCTTTGTCGGCCCGGCCCGGGCCCGGCCGTCGAGGCGGGTCGGCCGCGGTCTGTCGCTACCCGGATCGTAGCCGTTCGACCTCGCGCCGCCAGCGATCGGCGTCGCGTTCGGGCAGCAGCGCCTGGCGGGCCCGCCGGTAGTAGGCGCCGGCCCGCACCGCGTCGACCTGGGCCTCGGCGAAGGCCGGGGTGGGCGTCAACGACACCTCCAGCAGCCGGGACTCGACCCGGACCACCCGGTCCTTGTGGTCGGGGCCCAGATCGGGGTTCCAGTCGTCGCCGAGCAGCTCCCAGTCGGAGCGGACCGGCAAGAACCCGATGGACAGGCCGGTCAGCTCGCCGTCGTTGGCGGCCTTGCCGGCCCGCTGCGCCTCCGGGCTGTCGGCGAGGCGCCAGATGCCGTCGAGGCCGCCGTCGTCGTGGCGCCAGGCCTCGGCCCGGCCGATCGGGAACGACTGGTTGTCGTGGAAGAGCAGCAGCGGCAGCGTCTTGCCGGTCCCGGCCTTGGTCGACGCCTTGAACGACCCGGCCCGGTGCGACTCCACGAACCAGCCGATATCGGCCCAGGTGTCGTAGGGGACGGCCCGGCCCTCGAGGAAGTTGAAGCGGCCGGCGGCGCCGACCGCCTGGGTGTCGCGCAGGCGCAGCTCGGCCAGGCCGGGCCGGTCCTGGCGGTCGTTGCCGTCGGGGCCGGGCCGGGCCGCGGTGGCTTGCAGTCGGATCACGGTACGCCTCCCTGGTCGGAGCCGGGCTGGGCCGGCTGGCCGGTGTCGGCCGGCACCTGCTGGGGTACGGCCAGCCCCGGCGTGAGGGTGGTCGGGTCGCCGCCGCCCATCGACGGCAAAGCCAGATAGTCGCGGGCCTCCGCCGGCGACATGATCCCCGAGGTGACCAGCATCTGCAACGCCTGGGCGGTCGTCAACAGGTCGTCGCGCAACAGCTGGTTGCGGTCGAAGCGGATGGTGGTGCCGCGGGGCAGCCAGGCGTTCGACCAGACCGCCTCGAAATCGGCCAGCACCGGCTCGATCGAGGTGCGCAGGATCTGCTGGTATTGCGGGCCGGCCGTCCGGTAGGTCATCCCGGCCACCGGGGCGCCCAGCCAGTAGCCGTCCAGGTTGAACATGTTGGCCACGTCGATCAGCGACGCCTGGCGGGCCTGGATCAGCTGGGCGTCGGTCGGGCTCCAGGCCAGCGGCACCACCTGGGTGCCGTTCGGGAGGATGGCCGGCTCCCGGGTCGGCCCGCCGAACTTCACCATCCACGCCTGTTTGGCGTCGTCGGCGACGTCCTGGGTCAGCGTGGCCTGCGGGGTGATGATGGCCACGCTGGGGACCGCGGCGCCGGCCAGCGTCGACCGCTCGTAGTCCTCCTCCATGGCCACCCGGTCCAGCGACGACAGGTGCTGCTCGACCACGCCGACGCCGCGGACCGGGTAGAACCGGTCGGCGCCGCGTTTGATGTGGATCACGTCGTCGACGTTCAACGTCTCGCCCAGGTAGGTGTAGACCACGTTGGTCGGGTCGCCCGGATACCAGGAGATGTACACCCACTGGGCCGGCAGCCACTGCACCGCCAGCGGCCAGCCGTCGGCGCCGCGGACGGTCACATAGCAGAGGGCGTTGCCGTTCAGCAGGTAATCCTCGATCGACACCTGCACGAACCAGGAGCGGGCCTCGCCCGGGTCGGGGGCGTCCAACAGCCGGGGCCGGGGGATGGCGGTACCGGACCGGTAGGCGTCGATCGGCATCTGCTTGCACATGCCGCCGTACAGCTGCACGGCCCGGTCCACCGCCGGGACGGCCAGGGCGGTGCGGGCGTCCCACACGTACGGGCCGGGCGGCAGGCCGGGCGGCAGGATGGTGCCGTCGCGGGTCAGCGAATACCCGCCCGGGTTCGCCACCACCGTCACGCCAGGCCGACCAGGGTCAGGCCGGTGGCGCCGGCCCGGTTCAACAGGTCGGTGCCCTCCACCGCGTACACGGCGTCGGCCGGGAACGACGTGTCGCGCTGGGCCACCATGATGGCCTGGGTGCCGCGGTCGCCGGTCACGGCGTAGGCCGGGCCCAGGGCGACCGTCTCCACCTGGCCGGGCTGCAGGTCGAGGTGGGCGGCGCGCGGCCCGCCGATCGACAGCGGCGGCGGGACCGCCGTGAACCACACGTTGACCTGGTGCGGGTTGGCCGACCGGTTGGCGAAGGTGACCGCCGCCTGGGCCATGTACCGGCCGGGGCCGACGTCGAGGGTGAGCACGTTGGTCGGGGTCGGGTTGATCAGCACGTCGCCGTCGTAGGGCAGCTCGGCGAAGAACAGGTCGGCGACGGCCGGGTCCCCGGGCGGGCCCGGGTCGCCCTGCGGGCCGCGCTCCCCCGGCGGGCCGGGCGGTCCCGCGGGCCCGGGCGGGCCCGGCGTGACAGCACCGCGCGGCCAGGTGACACCGTAGGGGAGGCCCAGGTTAAGACCGCCGCCGGCTGCCATTACCGCCCAGTATGAAACTTTTGCTAGCGGCCCCGCTAGCACCGTCGGTTAGAGGATCCGGAACGGGCCGAGCGCGGCCGGGGCATGGTCGTAACCCCACACCGCGACGGTGGCCGCGGTCAAGGCGGCGATCGACCCGGCCGACTGGCGTCGACCCCAGGCCCAGGCGTCCCCGAGAGCCCGCCTGCCGGCGTCGTTAGCGGCCGCGTCGAGCGCCCGGTGGGGTCGGTACCGGACGGCCGGCTGCGGGGCGCATAGGGCCTCCAGGAGGCCCTGGCAGGCCGCCGCGTAGTCGCGGGCTTTCAGCCCGGCCAGGGTGAGCCCGGCCCGGCGGGCGGCGTCGGCCACGTCGAGGGCGGGGCCGGCCTCGTCGTAGGCGACAGCCAGCGGCCGCCACCGCTCGACCAGCTCGGCCAGGCGGTCGACGAGCCAGCCGGCGCCGGGCCGCTGGTCGGCCACCTCGATGTGGGCGACCCCGGCCGGGTCGCGCCAGGCGGCCACGATGGCGGCGTCGGAGCGGTCGACGGCCACGTCGAAACCGAGGGCCAGCCGGCCCGGGGGGGGCAGGTCGGCCGGCTCCTCGGCCGCCAGCCGCCACGCCCCGAGCGGGATCACCCGGGCCGTCGTCGACACCCACCGGTTGCCGTAGGCCCGGGCGAACTCGTCGGGGCCGAGCATGTCAAGGGCCGCCTGCATCGACTCGGCGGTGATAGTCCGCCCGAAGGCGGGATGGTACAACGGCCATGAGACGGGATCGGTCGGGTCGAGGGTGTCAGGGCAGGACCACTCGAAATAGGCCACCCCGGACCGGCGGCCGGCGGCGAGCGCGGCCCGGCCCGCCTCCACTGTTCCCAGCCACCACGTCGATGTGGCATCCCCGGCCGTCGACACCTTCCACACCTGGGCGTTCGGTTTGGTCGCCTGGGTCGGCACGATGGCACCGTCAAGCTGCTGGCCCCGGATCTGATCGAACGCCCACGCCTCGTCGATCACCACCAGGTCCGAGGTGCGGCCGTGCAGCGCCTCGATGGTCGGCGGGAACGGCCGCACGAGCCCCCCGGACTGCAACCAGCGGATCGTCTCGGAGCCCTGAGCCTTACGGAGCCGGTAGGCGCCGCCCAGGCCGGCCAGCATCGGCTCGTGTTCGTTGAGGAACCAGTCGACGGCGTCCTTGCCGGACTGCTGGGTGAACCAGCATCGGGCCCGATACAGCGTTGCCGCCCGCTGCTCGAGCACCGCCCCGAACAGTGTGGTCTTGCCCGACTGGCGGGGCACGGTGACCAATACCAGCTGGTAGCAGAACCGGCCGTCGCCGTCGACCTCCAGGGCCACGTCGGCGACCTCTCGCTGCCATGGCATCAGCGGCCGGCCCATCCGTTCCGACCAGGCCGCCACGGCCGGCCCGAAGGTGTCCCGCTCAGGGCTCCGGGGCGTCGCGAGTGCCGGGGGTGGGGCGGGAGGTGGCCCGGAGGAAGTCTTCGACAGTGTCGACGGTGGCGATGGGCGGGATGGCGATACCCGCGGCGGCGAGCTGGTCGTGGAACTCATGAGCGATCCTGGCGCCGGCCTCTAGGTCGCCGGCCGCTTCGGCCCGGTCGAGCAGCGCGGCCAGTGTCCGCAGCGCCGAGCGCACCGCCTTGGCCAAATCCCCGTGCCGGATGAGGTCCAGGTCCAAAGCAACTTCATTCCGGCCTCGCCGGCGGCGTTCGCGGGCCGGCGGGGCCGCATCAGGCACGATCCGACCAGATCCGACGCGACGGGGGGGGATTTGAACTCATGCGGGATGCCCGGCCGCCCCGGCCACAAAAACGGGGCGCCCGTCAGAAACGTGACACATAGTTCGCCACCCCCGTGCGGTACCGGGCCCGCCGGGCGTTGGTTATCAGCGCACCGCCGCGACTGTTGCACGCCCGGCAGGCGGCGCGCAGGTTGGCGCTATCCCACATCGCGCCGCCGTCCGCCCGGGCCACGATGTGGTCCACCTCGGTCGCCGCTTTGGTGCAGGTCGGCCCGTTGATCTGACAGGTCCATCGGTCCCGGTCGAGCACGGCCAGACGCAGCGCCCGGTATGGGCCTGATGTCAGCCGCCTGTCGTAGGTTGCCACCCGCTTAGCCTAGAGGCGTCCGGCCGCAGCAGACCGGGCGATCTTCTTTCTCAGCGAGGCGGCCCAACGGTTGCATGTGGGGTTGCAGTAGATCTGCCGCCTTGGTGTCACCTGTTCAGGCGTGAACAGTTCGCCGCAATACGCGCACGGTGTCGGGCGAAGTACTTCACTTGCACGGGCTGCCCGGGTTTGCGCACGCCTGAGATCTGCCACCACTTCACGGGTCGCCTGTTCCATCAGACGATGTTCCTCTCTTGCCACGCGCCCGGGTTCGGCCTGTTCCCGCCTTCGTGCCTGGTAGCGCCGTACGATGCCCCGATACAGCTCGGGGTTCGCCTGGCGTTTCGCGGCTGCCCGTCGCCGCTCAGCGGCTCGGTACTGCTCGGGTTTTTGCTGCCGGCTCTTGCGAGCACGATCTCTTGCGCCGAGATCAACGCGCGCCCGGCTGAGGAGCACCGCTCTCGCGTTGGCGCAGAGCGGGCAGCGTTGCGCTTTGCGGCTCAGGCAGATGAACCCCTGGTCGCAGTCGGCGCAGAACTTGACCCAGCAGTTATGGGGGTTCACCGCGCCGCGAGAGCCCGGTCCAGCAGGTCGTGCAAGCGCCGCAACTTGGGCACCAGCGTCGCGTCCTGGTAGTTGACGAGATCCGATTCAAGGGCGTTGACGATCTGGTCGATATGAAAGTCGATTCGCCAGCCTGACGATTTGGCGTTACCGGAAATCTGCTTCCGGCTCAGTTTCCCGCCGGCGAGATGGCGGGCCGACCGTTTCAGCAGGACCGGTTCGCCGTTGCCGCCGGTCGCGAACCGTTCGGCCCGCATCTTCTCGTACTTCTCGGCGGTGAGGGCAAGCACGCCGGCCAGCTCGCTGTCGGCCACCCCGAGCCGCTGGGCGATGGCCATGCAATGGGCCTCGTCGAGCCGGGAGATCCGCAGCCCGTGACCGGTGTTCAGCTTGGCCGCGTCGAGGAACAGCTCGGTATCGCCGGCGTAATCGCGCCATTCGACGGCGATGACGGCATCTTCGCCGCCGACGCGCAGATGAGCCTTGGTGCGGTGGAATCCGTCGACCACCCGCCGGCTGGCCCGGTCGGCGATGATCGGCGGCAAGGTCACGCCAGCCCGAAGCGCCTCAGCGAGCCGGGCGGCGTGCTGCTCGTCGACCACGGTCCGCGGATACACGGTGAAATCGAGCACTAGGTCAGCGGCCTTGACCTTCATCGGCCTTGCCATCAGATTTTTGTCCTTTCTTCCGCTCTTCCGCTTTAATCGGCGTTAGGGGTCATGGTTGGGCGTCCTGGTCGTAGAGGCCGGGCTGGCCGGCGAACAGTGCGACGATGCGGTCCGGTGTGGCGTGCGGGCAGCGGTGCACCTCGGCCAGCCAGCCGCCGAAGGTTACGACCAGCAGCACCAGCACCGGCCGGTCGCCGCGCACCATCACCGACTTCTGGTCCCAGTCGATCGCGACACCGCAGCCCGGACAGCGGCGCCGGTTCTCCGGATAAGTGGGCTTATCAGGACTAGACGCCATCGAGCGCCACCTGTTCGGGCCGGTCGCCGGGGAACAGCGTCAAGTGGGTCTGGTAGTGCTCCCACGCCACTTTGACGGCCCCGGAGCCGTGGAAGATGTCCTCGAGGGTGTCGCCCCGGTCGGCGCCCATGCATGAGAACACCCAGCGGCAGAACACCAGCGGCTTGCCGCCGTGGAATCCGGTGTTCTGAGTCGGCCCGCAGTCGATCCAGTCTTGTGGAACGCCATAGCCGTCTTGCTCGGGGCTGATCGGCTTCCGGGCTGCTTTGACTAGCACGGGTTCCCAGCAGTAGGCGGGGCTGACGTACTTTTTCCAGACGGCATACCGTTTGACCCACGCCAGGACACGCACGCCATCGGGGCAGAGTGGCAGCAGCAGCCGCAGACTGTTCGTAGTGCAACTGAGCGCCCAGCCGTCATAGCCGGCCAAATGCTCGATCAGGTCTCGGTGGGTGTCGAGGTCGTCCCAGCATCCATACGGCGCCTCGTGGTGGTGGCCGTAGCGCCGGCAGGACCCGTAGTACGGCGGGTCGGCGTAGGCCAGCCGCAGCGGTTGGGGTTGCGGACCGATCGGAAGGCATTCGTGCGAGCGGTGAGCGATACCAGGGCGGCCAGGGTCGCCGCAGTAGCACCGATAATGGGCCTTATCCGGACTAGCCATTGAGAACCCGCTTCCAGCGGTGCTTCGGACCGAGCGGTGTCCGGGCTTCGCCGAATAGGTCGACTTCGACTCGCGGCCTGCTGGGCACGCTCCACGACCGGCCGGGCGTGCAACCGTCGAGCACGAACCCGGCAGCGCGTGGGCAGCTGGCGCACTCGTCTTCGAGCGTGTAGGTGTAGGCGGTGCGGTAGCCGAGCCGTTTGGCCGCTCCGCACAACGCGGCGTAGATCCGTGAGCAGGCGTTCGGCGTGCCGATCGTGCAGACCCGGGTGATTTCGATCGTCCGGCCGTCGTCGAGCGGGCGGGCCTTCGGCTGGCCAGCACAACCGACGCCGACTATCTCGCCGTCAACGAGCACGCTCACGCCGAAGCGCCAACCGTCAGGCGGGCGGCTATGGGCGTGATGGGTGGCGATCCACTGGCGAGCCACTCGCCTGGTGACGGGGGCCAGTTCCAGATAACCGGGGTTATCCGCGGTCATCGGGACTCGTAGGGGCTCGGTTGGCCGGGTAGCGGCTCGGGCAGGAATCCTTTGTAGACCCGGTCGCCGGCGGGGCAGGTGCAGCGGTACACGTCGAGCACGGCCCGGCCGTCGGGCAGTAGCCGGTCGAGGGCGACCAGGCCGGTGTCCTCGCAGCGGCGGCAGCCGATCCGTACCCGACGGCCGGCTTTGGGATCCCAGCGGGTGAACGCCTGCGGGTGTTCAGGCCGGGTCATGGCCGTTGCTCTCGAACGCGGCGACCAGCTCCGGGTGGTCGCGGAGTCGGGCCAGGGTGTCGGGGTGGAGACGGCCGAAACCTGGGACCAGGATCCGGTCATCGCGGGCAGGTTCGGCTTCTGGCGCAGCCGTAGCCGCCTTGGGCGGCGCAGGCGAAGGCTGCGCTCCGATTTCCCTATCTTTTCTTTTTATCTTCTTATCTTTATGTGGGCCGACCATCGGCTCAGTTTGAGCCGATGGTCGGCCCAGTTGGTCTTCTGAATCGGCCCAGTTGACTGGGCCGACCATCGGCCCAGTCGGGTGGTTGTCCACAGGCTCGGCCAGATGCTCGCCGGGCAGCGGGAACTCCGGACCGAACGTCCACATCGGCTTCTGCCCCGGCCCCCGACGGTTCACCAGCAGCTTGTCCTCCTGCAGGCCTGTCAACGCCAGCTTGACCGTGCTATGGGCCAGCCCGGTGTGACGGGCCAGCGCCCGCGCCGACACCCGCGCCACCGCCCGACGGTGATCCATCTCCGCGCACACCTCCTTCAGCACCGCCTTACGCGATGCGGACAGGTCGAGCCCCCGGGCCCGCATAAACGCGGCGATGTTCATATCCGCTCGATTCGTCGTCGTCACCAGATCCGTACCGTTCACCGCAGCACTCGCTCGACCGTGGGCCAGTCGGACGGCCGCCACACATACACCTCCACGCCCGGGCACTGGGCCAGCACCTCCAGCCATTCCCGCTGGGCCGGGCTCAGCCGGCCAGCCTGCGACTTCAGCTCCGCGAACACCACCCGCGGCGGGCGCACCAGCGTTTCGTCCGGAAAACCGCGCGGCGAGCGGACCGACAGAAACGGGTGATACCGCTTCCAGCCCCGCCGGCCCGCGTACTCCACGATCACCTCCGACCAGCTCCGCTCCGACTCGACCCACGGCACCGCCCGCGGCGCGCTCACTCGGTGAACCTCCGCCCCGGATCCGGGTCGGCCCGCCCGGCGCCGGCGGGGTGGCGGGCGACGGACGGCCCGGCGGCCTCGGCCGCCTGGCGGCGGGCGGCGCCGACCGCGTCGTCGGGGTCGTACCGGTAGGGCCGGTCGGTCTGGCCTTGCGCCTCGGGCAGGTTGTCGTACACGTCGTCGGGCACCTCCTCCCAGCTGCTGCGCCGCCGGGGTGATGGGGCCGCGCCGGACCTGGGTCCAGAGCCCGGCGCGGCATCCTCCGGGCCGGCCGCACTGAGGGGCGGCGGACCGGAGGGGGTCTCGTCGGAGGGCGGCTCGTCCGCCTCGGTGTAGAGAATGAGGTCTTTGGGCAGTACGTCGGGGACGGCCCGGCGCAGGTTGAGGGCCAACGCCACCTTGTGCAGCATGTGGGCGGGCATCTGGGCCCACATGGTGGCCAGGGCGCCTTCGTTGTCGTATTGGGCGAACTCCTTCCAGCGGACCACGGCCCGGGAGGGGACGTCGACGCCGGCCAGCCAGATGGTGGACCGGGCCCCGTGCGGCGGGCTGTCGTCGTCCCAGAAGCCGACCCAGACCGGCGGCCGGCCGGCCTTGGTGTCCGACGGGCCGCACCATTCGCCCTCGCCGATGGCCGCGATCCGCCCGGACCGCATGGCCAGGGTCAGGCGGCCGTCGATGGTGATCTGCGGGCGGTGCACGTAGCGTTTCAGGCGTTTGTCGTAGCGGGGGATGGTGACGATCTGGGCCGGCTGGGTGAACGGCGACAGGTCCAGGCGTTGGGCGGCCAGCCCGAAGTAGGCCAGGTCGTGATCGTTGATGTTGGGGGCCAGATGCTCCTTGACGGTGCGCAGGAAGGCGCCGCGGGGGTCGACCGCCTCGGCCCGGTCGGGCAGGTCCAGGTCGGTCACGACGCGGCCTGGCGGGCGTCCTCGGCCTCGATCTGCCGGTCCAGGTCGTCGGGGTCCCACAGCATCTGGCCGTTGACGAGGCGGGCGGCGGGGGTCATGCGGCCGAGTTGGACCCGCCGGGCGATGGTCGACACGTCCAGCCCGGTCCGCTCGGCGGCCTGGCGTGTCGTGATCAGATTCATGGTCGCCATACTGCGCGATCGCACACAAGCATGTCAACGACCCCCGACAGCGACCCTTGCACCCCCGGGGGTGGGGTCAGGGGCCGAAAGGGGGTCGCGGGGCTCCTGGAGCCTTCTAGGTACCTCTCAGGCCAGCCCGGTCCCGCCTCCCTCCCTTTCGGGCGAGTTTGGGGCCTATCCCACGCGTGGAATGCACTACAACGGAGCCAAAATCAAGTGCCCATTTTTGGATTGGCCCTGATCCTGAACATTTGACGACAAATAGGCGTCGCATATGTCGGTGCCAAGGGTCCACGCCGCCGGCCGCCGGCGCGGTCAGGGCCCCCACAGCGCCCAGGCCACGTAGGCCAGCTCGGCCACCGCCAGGGCGCCGGCCAGCAGGGCCACGAGCACGGCCAGCATGATCAGCTGGCGGTGACGGTCAGTCAGGGCGGCCGGCGCCGTTGCCGTTGGCCTGGCTGCCGTACTTGAAGCCGATGTAGGAGCCGATGACCCCGAACCCGCCGGCGAAGGCGGAGGTCAAAACCTGGGTGGCGTTGTCGGACAGGCCGGGCCCTTCGCTGGTGATGGCGTCGTAGACGACGCCGAAGGCGACCAGGTTGACGGCCAGCACGATGCCGACGGCGAGGGCGAGGGCCACCCAGTCGCGGATGGCCCGCCGCGGGCTCAGAGGGGTTGGGTCACCCACTGGGATCCCGACCAGTAGCACTGGGCCCGCTTGCCGCCGGCCTGCACCCCCCACACCTGGGGGACGCCGGTGGAGTCGTCGTAGGCCAGGCCGCTGTCGGGATCCCAGCCGGCGCCGACCGTCTCGCCGATCCAGGCCCGCCCGGGCGGGGCGTAGTGGTGTTGCAGGCGGCCGTTGGCGTCGACGTAGAACGCCTGCTGGACGCCGTTTAAGGTGAACGTGCACGGCGGGGCGATCATGTCGGCCTCCT